TGATGCAGAGGTCCTTCATGGGCTCGAAGCGTCGGCTCGAGGCCGTGTTCCGTGTGGGCCTGGACCAGAAGCTCGCGGACGAAGCCATCTCCGAGGTCAACAAGTACCTGAACGACTACACGCGCGCCGGCCCCTTGGCCAAGAACATCATCAAGCCGTACCTCATCCCGTTCTGGTCGTTCTACCGACACGCGGTGAAGACCATCGTGACCATGCCGTTCGAGCACCCCGGCAAGGCCGTCGCTGCCCGTGCCTTCCAGACCTCCATGGAAGCTCGCATGAAGGCTGACGGTGTGGACCCCGAGGCGCTGCCGCCGTGGATGATGGACGGCGCGTTCTACTCCGGGCACACATCTGCCGGCGAGGCACGCTTCGTGTCGACCGCCGGCCTGAACCCGTTCAACACGGCGCTCGGCAGCCCGATGCAGCTCATGAACCCCATGCTGAAGGTGGCGTTCGAGGACTCGACGGGCAGGAGTATGTTCACGGGCAAGGAGTTCACGGACCCGAACGTGGTCTCCGGTGGGTTCGGGGTGGAGCAGCGGTACCGCATCGAGACCATCAACGGGAAGCAGGTGCCGGTGCCCATCGAGAAGACGGCGCCGGGCATCGTCGAGCACCTGCTGCAGCAAATCCCGCAGTACGAGCTCGCGAAGGACGTCATCGCCGGAGGGTCGACGTACGACTCAACGACCCTGCTCGACGCCATCCGCTACCGCATGGCGCACCAGGGCCAGGCGCCGGTCATCGACCCGGCGACGGGAGAGCCCTACAACCCGAAGGACGCCGTGGGCGCCCTCGAGAAGATGTTCGGCTACACCACGTACAACGTGGACGCCGAGAAGGCCGCGAAGACGCGGCTGCAGCAGGAGGCCGCCGCGCTCAAAGCGTGGTACGCCCGCCACGGAGTAACCGGCGCTTCAGGCGGCGGAGGGCTCGGGGGCTAGTCGAGCTCGTCTGCTCGTCCCACCAGTCCAGCCCAGCCCGGAGGAACACCCGGCCGACCAGGAACAGCAGGGCGGCGACCCACACGAAGAACAGCACCACGACCGCGTCACCCATGTACTTCCAGAGCATCTGAGCACCTCCTAGGGGGCATCGTTGGGAGCTTCACTCCTCGGCATCGACGTACACAGCTACCCGGGCGTCTCCGCGAACCAGCGGGGCTGGGGCTCGGGCTGGCCGAACTGCCAGACCAGCAAGATGGTCGAGCTCGACTACCCGTCCTTCAGCGCCACGGCGCAGGTCCGGGGCGAGCTCCGCGCGCTGATGCACCTTCTCCTCCTCGAGACCGAGGTGGGCCTGGACTACACACTCGACGGGCAGACGCTCGACGACTGGGCCTTCGTGTGCCGGGACATCCACAACCCGGATGGCTCGAGCACGGGAGTCCCCAGCCTCCATTCCTGGGGGCTGGCCCTCGACCTGAACAGTACCACGAACGTCTACGGCTCGGACCACTGGTCGATGCCGCAACGCGTGGTCGACCTGTGGAACCGCTACGGGTTCCGCTGGGGCGGGGACTACCCGCACACCAAGGACCCGATGCACTACGAGTTCATGGGCACGCCGGCACAAGCCGCGGCCCTCACCGCCATCGCCAAACAGGAGCTAGGGGACGACAACATGAGCGACTACGCTGACGGACAGGCCGACTTCGTGCTGCACCCCGGCCGGCCCTACCCGCTGCCGGTGGGCTGGTCGGTCGAGAAGAAGAACGGCTACAAGAACGCGCGTGGCATCGCCAACCTGGCGCCGAAGGGCGACAAGGGCGACCCGGGCTTGCCCGGCAAGGATGGGAAGGACGGCAAGACGGCCGCCCTCACCCCCGGCACCAAGCTCACGCTCCCCGACGGCACTCTGCTGACGGTCGGGTAACCATGACCGTTGTCACTGACGCCACCGTGTTCTCGGCCATCGCCGCCGGCCTGGCCGCCGTGAGCGTCGGCGCCCTGCTCAAGGCCATCAGCATCTTCACCCGGCACGTCGACAACAAGGATTCCGCCTTCACCACGTTCCTCGGGAACCACATGAGCGCGAACGTGAAGGCCATGACCGACCTCACGGTCACCACACAGCGCCTCGCCGACGGGGTCGACACGCTGCACGACGACAACGTGACGCAGGCCAACAAGCTGAAGCTTGCAGACTCCACCGTCATTCGTATGGTTGAGGAGCAGAACATGTCCGCCCTCACCAAACGGATGGACGACCTCGAGAAGCGCAACCCGGCCCAGTAGCTAACCCCAGGTCTCCCTCACAAGGGGAGTAGAGCCCCCGGCAGTCCCGCCCCTGCTGCCGGGGGCTCTTCCATGTCCTGGGCTGGTGAGGCCCGGTGGTGTCTCCTACAGCATGTTTCGGCTCCACGCGACTCGGGTACAGTCGCTGTAGGCCGAATGAGCCGTTCGACCAGCACGTTCCACCATTCTCCCGACGACTGGTACCATCATGGACATGGACACGAAGACTGCGCGCGAGCTGCAGGCTCTCCTGCGAGAGGCCACGCAGCGCGCCCTTCCGGGGCAGGCGCTCACCGCCATGGAGACCCTCCGCCGGCGGCTCGAGGATGAGCAACGAGTCCTCATCTGCGAGCTCCGAAGGGAGGGCGTGGGCTGGGGTCAGCTCGCCTCCGTCATCGGCGTCACCCGTCAGGCGCTTCAAGGTAGGGTAGCCACCTGGCGGAAGAACGGCCCGTTACGGTAACCTGCCCGTGCTCTTGCCGTTCATGGGGGCGGACATGAAGAAGACTCGCAGGTCAGAGGGTCACTCCCGCACAACGCCCATAACGCACATCCCGGTACCGTCGGTACCGGCAGCCGGCGAGGCGCCGTCTGATGTCGGTAGGCTACACCTCATTGAGGAGCGCACGTGGGCGGACATCGGGTGCTACCTCGAGAAGCAGACGTGCAGCAATGCAGGATGCGAGGAGCCCGCCATGTGGTTCAGGTGGACGGGCAGACGATGGTGGAAGCTGTGCCCGGAGCACCTGGTGCCGCACCTCCGGCGGGTCCCCTATGTGAAGGAGCCCCCGCCGTAGCGGGGGCTCCCTCTGGCCCGCGTTCGCGGCCTCCACCGGCGGGGTTCACTCGGCCGCCGGCCCGAGGTGGTCCTAGCGCCCGGGTACCCAGGTCCGGGGGCGTCCCCCCTTCGCTCACGTCGCGCCGTAACGGGCGCGCCGGAACCGCCAGGCTCAGTCGAGGGGCATGTGCTCCTCGATGTCTGTGGAAGAGGAGGGCCCGTGCCCAACTCGGGGGGCTTGCGACGGGGCTAGTGCCGCCTGGCCACTCCCTTCCTCCTCCACGCCTGCGACCCGGTCCTCCGTGGCCTCGCCGATGGTGATGCCCTCGGCGGCCGCGGCGTCCCGGATGTCCTGCAGTACCTCGGCGAGCATCCGCCGGTACCACATGCGCTCCCGAATGGGCCGGCTCGACAGGCGCTTGTAGTTGCGCTGCCCTCCGCCCCTACTCATCGACCCGACGCCGGCTCGAAGCCAGCAAGGAGACGAGCCCAAGCGCGAGCAACCCACCCAGGGCGACGAGCAGGCTCCCGTTGAGGCCGGTCGTAGCCGTATGGCGGTGGTGTGGGGAGCGCCCACCAGACGACGGTGGAGTCGTGTGGCTTGAGTCCGGGGTCGTGTGTGGGGAAGAACTCGTAGACGTAGGTGGGGAACTCGTCGGGGTTGGGGTAGGCGTGGGTGTGACGGTCGGAGAGGGTGTTGGCGTGGGAGTGGGTGACGAACAGGTCCCATCGAAGTACACCGTCTCGTGTCCGTAGTCCTTCTCCCTGCTGTCCGGCCATGTCATCTTCCAATCCAGGCGGTCGCTCGTGGTCCCGAACGGCAGCGTCTCGGTGAAGGTCGCCGGCGTGGGGAGCAGCCCGAGCCGTGTCTCCACGAAGCCGGAGTGCTGTGCGTCCCACGTGTCGATGATGAACGTGAACTGGACCCCCTGCGGCACGCAGGCGGCGTACCCATGGTCCACGCCGTGCCAGGCGAGAGCCGGGCCGGCGGTCACTACGAGAGCCAGGGCGGAGAGTCCTGCGGCCAGCAGGCTCCGCCTGAGTCCCAGGCTGAGGAAGAACTTCTTCATGTGCTATACCCCTTCTTTGGGAGCCATGTCCCGTATCATCCGGTCGACATAGTCGAAGACGATGCGAGCTTGGTAGCTGGTCAGCGGTGCTCGCTTATTCGTGCGGAGCCAGTTCCACAGCCGGACCATCTTTGGGTCGTCGGTCTGCCGGGTTCCGACGTACTGCCTGCTCACGTCACACACCCTTTCCTTGCTGCTGCCTCCTTGGCATCCTGCCTCGCGAGGTACTTCTCGATGGAGCGTTCCTGCTTCCGGTCCCCCCGCTGCGCCGTCTTCTCCGCGCGTTGGAGCGCGTGGAGCTGGCGACGGGTGTACAGCCGGACCTTCTGGCGCGGAGCCCTCGCTCGAGGGGCCCAGCTCATGGAGTCCTCATCGTGTCGGGCTCTTTCCATCCGGTGACGTCCGTGATGGCCCGCTGCATCTGGGCATCCTGGTTGATGCGTAGGGTGCGGAGCGCTCGAACCACGGAGCGCCCGATGCACGCCAGCTCCCACGCGTCCAGCTCCTCGAACCGGATGGAGTACTCCTCCGTGCTCCCGTCCCGCTTCTCGCGGTAGGCCGTGAGCGTCGCGGTGGTGCCGTTGATGACCACCGACGGGTCGTGGAGCGTGAGGCGCGTCAGGTGAAAGGCCATCAGACGTCCGCCATCTCTGCAGGCGGCGGCTCGGTGGCCTTGCCCGGCTCCTTCATGCCCATGAGCCCAGCCCCGCCCACGCCCCAGGCGTAGTCGCGGAGGCTCTTCATGTCCCCGGACTCGATGGTGACTTCCTGGTTGACGGGCAGGGAGTCGACATGAGCCTCGCTCTCGTGGTCGAGGCCAAGCCCGTTGTCGAACGGGGCGCCGCCGCGCGTGCGCTTGACGCGCACCATGATGCCGTCGTTGCCCCTGACCCAGGCCGCCTCGTTCGGGAACCGGACGTCGGTGATGACCGCGTTCGGCTTGCCGTCCTCGTTCCACTGGCGGGACAGGGCCACGACCCACGCGTTCTCCGCGATGCAGTCGCGCACCCCGGTGCCGAGCTCCTGCAGGAACCGGCGCACCTCGGGGTACTGCTTCGCTCCCTCCCAGCCGATGTCCTCGACGAGCTTCGCGAGCCGCAGCTCGCCTCGCTCGAAGACGCGGTCCTCTTCCTCGTCCTGGCCGACCGGGTCGAAGACCAGTCGGGTCTTCACGTCGATGAGCGGGTTGATGTACAGGGCCAGCTCTTTGAGCTTGTCCGCGAAGCCGTACCTCTTGTAGCCCTGCTCCTCAACGAGGACCTTGCCGAAGCTGTCCTTGCCGTGCTGGGCGCGTCCGGTGATGCCAACCAGTGCGGTCATGTGCGAACCCCCGTCAGTCTCTCGGCGCGCTGGTATGCCAGCAGCCGCTGGTACGCCGTGTGGATGTCGGCCTCGCGGGCCGTGTTCGGCACGCACTCATCCTCGGAGAACACCGGGATGCCCAGGCTCTCGGCCACCTCGCACTCGAGGCACGCTCCCTTGCTCGCGCCGGTGAGGCGGTATACGGCGTCGCACACCGCGACGAACTCGAGGTCGTACTCGAGGTAGGCGTTCCAGTACCCCTCGCCGAGCCACCAGTACGCGTCCCAGTGCGGGACGAACGGAGCCATCCCGTCCAGGAACATCTGTCGGCTCATGGCGGTCGCCCGGTGGATGCCGGTCATCGGGTCGCTGCTGATGGGGCCGGCGACGTACACCCGCAGGCGCCGCCGCTCGAAGGTCCTCACTTCATTCCCCTGCACGTGCTCGCTCCTTCTCCCACGCCTGGTCTTGTTCATCCAGGTCCACGTCCGGGTCGCACTGGTGCAGTTCCATCCCTGAGCTCGTTGCGATGAGCTCGACGCCCCGGTAGTCCAGGCCCTTGTGAGAGGGCCGGTTCTTCAGCAACTGCAGGAAGGTCGACCGGCGGTACCGCTGCGCGCGGTTCGCCGCGAGGTCGTACGCCTCCTGCGAGAAGTCCTTGCCCAGGTCGGCCTGGGCTTCTTCCGGTGTCAGGCTGGCCAGGTAGTTCATGGCCGGCCGGTACATCCCGAAGACGATGTCGGCCATCTCCTCGCCCCCGTACTTCAGGCTCTCGAGGGCCATCGGGAGGTCGCCGTGTGTCCGCTTCCCCTTACCGTCGTCCTGGCGCCCCACCTGGTGCAACGCCACGACGATGATGTCCTGCTCGCGGGCCCACACCTTGAGCTCCTCCGCCAGCTGCGGGACGCGCGTGACGTCCTTGCCGGCGTACTGGCCCCGGGCCAGCAGGCTCATGTAGTCGATGATGACCACCTCGGGCTTGGCCGCGTCCATCGCCGCGGTCTCCTCTACCCAGGCGGTCAGGGCCCCGAAAGATGGACGGGCAGAGGTGTAGATGGAGAGCTTCTCGGTGCGCTCCATGTAGAGCTCACGCGCGTTCTTCGACTCGACCTCGTGCCAGTGCTCCTCGAGCCACTCCGCGTCGTACGCCTCTTCGCCCCGGCCGGTGAGCACCGAGCAGAGCTTCGCGACGTACAGCGGGATGGGCTCGTCGAGCCCCACCCACCCGACGGCCTTGCCCTGCGCCAGGAAGTTCGCGCACAGGTTCAGGGCCACCGTGGTCTTCCGCATGTGCGTCCGGCCGGCGAGGATGATGAACGTCCCTGCCTGCAGGCCGCCGCGGTACAGCTTCTCGTCGATGGAGGGGAAGCCGGTTCGGAGGGAGGCCCGGGCGTCTAGCGCCCTCTGGCCCCACACCTCAAGTTGCGCTGATGGCCCTATGCTGCTCACGGGCTCACCCGTGTGGTGGGACGGGCGAGGGGCCCTCTCAGGCCGGTCCCAGACCCCTCGCCCTCACGGCCTCCCGCGGTATCAGTCCTGCCCCAGCCTGTGGAGAGGGGACAGGCTTTTCCATGCGGCCTCACCGTGCCCACGTTCCAGCTCACTCGTCCGCGGACCCCGACTTCAGGTCCTCGAGGATGAGCGTGGCGCGGCGCGCCATGAAGGGGTTCTTGTCGCTCTTGGCGAGCCACTCGATGTACTGCAGCCCGGACTTGGGCTTCCCCTCCTTGTCGTTGTACCCGTCGGCACGGCCTTCGCCGGGCGCGAGCGCCTCGACCTGGGCCAGCGTGAGCCCGGCCTCGTAGTCGTCCTCGCCCTCCGTGCCCTGCGGGCCGAAGCGGCCGAAGTTCACGACGGTCGCGCGGGCGGCCGCGGCATCCAGCTTCGTGCCGCCGCCTCCGCCACCCTTGTTGCCGCCGCTGTTACGCGCCGGCGCCGGGTTCTCCTTCTCGACCTTCTCGAAGAGCGCGTTGTCGGTGTCGACCACGCCCTTCAGCTCGGCGAACACCGACGCCTGGATGCTCTTCAGCGCGGCGGTCGCAGACTCGACCGAGTCGATGACGCTCACGTTGATGAGCGCCGCGACCACGGTGGCCGCGTTGTTGGCGGCGGTCTGTGCGACCGTCGTCTGGTCCTTCCGGTAGTTGGCCACTACGGGCCTCCTTTCGCGGAGCAGCATCGACGTGCTGCCTCCACATTCAGTGCGAGGGTGTAACGGCTTTCAGTGCCGGCGCGGGCGGAGCCGAACGATGCGCTCCACGCACGAGCTCATGAGGTGCAAGCACTCCTCCGGGGAGTTGAGACCCAGGCTCTGTGCGATGACGAGCTGCTCCGTGTCCCACTTCACGAAGTACCCCACTGACTTCACGAGCCGGGGATGCCCCGTCGGGTCGAGCGGGCCCTGGGTGAACACATGGTCCCGCCACGTCACCTCGATGAGCGCGTTCGGCTTCATTCGTTCTCCCAGCTGAGCCCATTGGGGTACCGCTTCGCGAGGCAGAGGGGGAGCTTGCACCAGGGGTACCCGGGGCAGGCCCACTCGGTCGGGCCCTCGAACCCCGGCGTGTCACCGGCGGTGCCGAACGGCCACACGGGGTAGGACGCGAGCGCCTGGGCCATCGCCTTGAGGCGGGGGAGCAGGTAGTCCTCGGTGGTCTCGTCGTCCCAGATGTCCGGGACCCTCGCCGACTTCTTGCCGCCCGTCGTCTTGGCGTCGACCTCCACCGACCGGGTCACCGTCAGGACCTTCGGCCCCTTGGGCCCGAGGTACACGAGGTAGAGCTCCTCCGGGCTCCACTCCCTCGGATTGAAGGGCAGGTCGAACGGCTCCCCGTTGCGGGTCCAGCGCTCCGCGCGCCGCACCACGTAGGCGTTGAGGTTCACCTGAGCCTTGTGGTTGGGCCAGGGGGAGTAGTCCGGCGGGCTTTCGGTCACCTTGAAGTCACCGAGCCCGTCCGGGTGCCACGTGATGATGTCGGGCGAGCACGAGAACTCGATGACCTCGCGCAAGCCGGGCACCTTGATGGTGGTGAAGAACCTCGCCTCGGCGAGGGAGTTCGGACGGGCAGCATACTCAAGCGTGCGGTGGTTCAGGGTCCCGCGGAGCGGGGCGTACAGCCGGTCGAGGGTCTCGATGAACGGCTCACGCCGCTCGATGACCGCACTGCGCGCGCAGGCGCCGGTGACCATCGTCGTGCTGATGTAGTCGCGGTCCTGCACGCTCTCGACCGCTGCGTTGATGAGCTCGAACGGCCAGCTGCTCCACCCCGGGCCGCTGCGCGCGGCGACGGAGAGGAGCTCGTCCGGCGGGAGCCAGCGCGGCGGCCGGCCGGGCCGGTCCGCCCGCTTCTCCTTGTGGCTGGGGTCGACGAGTCCGAGGAGCGGCATCAGGCGTCCGCCTCTGTGGCCTTGAGACGTGCTTTCGCAGCCTCTTCCTCCGTGAGCGCGGCCCGAAGACGGGCCTGGTAGAGCATCGCGGCGCTCTTCGCGTCGGCCTCGCGGGCGTCCACGATGGCGGTGAGCGTGGCGCCGATGACAGTCGACAACTCCCCGACTTGCACGGCCAGCCGGTCGACGGCCAGCTTCAGCTCGGTGACGGTCTGGTCGTACATCAGCAGAACTCGCTTTCGCACTCGATGACGTTGGCGTCCTCGTAGGTGTCTTCGATGAGGTTGCGCAGCTCTCTCTCGTCCACCTCGTGCTCGAACCGCACGAGGATGGTCACCTCCACTGGGGTGGCCACTAGTCGTTCCTCTCTCGGAGCACGGCCTTCGCGCCCTCCGCATCGTCGTGCTCGAGTGTCACGGTGTTGGCCGCCCTGCTACCGACCCGGAGTACGACGTACTCCCCCTCCGCGGCATGGCGCAGTTGTCCGGGGCGAGAGAAGAGCCCCTTGACGCGCTCGCGGATGCAGTACTCCCCGCACGCTTCCTGCAGTGCGCTCGGAAGCTGGGAGCAGATGGGCCCGCTGTGCGCGCTGCTGTCGAGCAGCGCCTCGAGCTCGCCGGGGTCCAACGGCGGCTCGCACTTCTCGTTCGCGGCCTCAACCACCAGCCGCGTCATCTCGTCGTTCAACCCACCGCGGCGCACCATCGTCGCGAGCTGGAACAGCGCGTGGTTGCGCCCGCCCTCGCTCACGCCGCACTGGATGGACGCGAGACAGGGGAACCGCTCGTCCGCTTGCGCGTGGCGCGCGCGCTGTTCCTCAGGGAGCTGGTTCATCACGCGCTGCCAGCGCACGCGGTTCAGCACGATGGGGAACGGAGTGATGAAGTCGTTGTGCTTCCCGCTCACCTGGTGTACCCCGCCGGGGAGCTTCACCAAGTTGCCGAGCTCGCGCACCTCATCCTGTTTCGGGAACACCTCGGTGTTGGCCGGCAGGCCGGCGAGCGCCAGCGCGGCGCGGCCGACGCGGCGCAGCTCGTGGCTCGGCTGGAACGCGTGCAGCACAACCCATACGTGGTAGCCCTTACGGCCGGAGAACTCGATGGCTGACGAGGGCCCGGCGATGCCGAGCTTGTAGAGCGCCTCCTGCACCTGCTTCGCGAGCTGCTCGTTGTCCTCGTCGATGTCGAACACGAGGGTCCGTGCCATCGTCTGCCCGTCGACTTGGTGTCCGACGTACGTCCCGACCGTCTTGCGGCCGGCGAGGTGCTCGCGCAGCACCGCGTCGTCGAGCGGCTCGCGCACCGGGTACCACGAGCCGTCGGTCCGTTGGACCGCGTAAGCCACTGGGTTGCCGATGAGCTGGCGCAGCTGGTGGAGCGTGGGCTTCATAGTGTCTCTCCATCTGAGAAGACGACTACGGGCGGGTCGCACCACAACCAGGCATGGCGGCCCTTGCACATGTACATCGACGCCTGCGCGATGAACACCCCAAGGGCCACACTGGCGATGTCGCGGCCGCCGATGCGCCTTAGCTTCTTCTTGCATGCGGGGCATCTCATGCTGGGCCCCGGCAGGGACAGTCCTGGGGGTGCTCTCCGCATCGAAGGCAACGCCAATGTCCATCGAAGAACTGTGTTTCGTGCTCGCAGGTCATGGGTGCGTTCTCCTCGAATCGCTCACGGCCATCGAGTGAGTGATGCACGATGACCTGGCCACCGGGAACGACGTCAGGTCCGCAGACACACTCATCCCCAACCTCGTTGTGCGCGATGAGGTCGTTCACCGGGACGACATGGACTGCATCATCGCGGGGAGGGTCGAAGCGCATCTCGTCAGGAACGTTTCCCCAGTCGGTCATGGTGTCTCTCTATCTGAGGCCACGTAGTCGCGGCGCATCCCACACCATCCGCAGGGAGTCCAACCATTGCCGGGGTCGGTGTGAAATGTTCCGCAGTTCGCATCTGAGGGAGTGGATAGGGCTTGGGCGAGTATGCGTTCAAGGCGTGAGGCGTTGTAGGGACAGTCAGGGCAGTTGGTGTTGACCCAGCGCACCAAGGATGAGACCGGCTCATACAGTTTGCGCCAGCCCTCGCGCTCGGCTTCCAGCTTCTCGATGCGGTCCTGGGCCTCCTGAAGTTGAGCCGGGAGGATGGGTTTGCGCCCGGTGTGGTACTCGAACTCCTCTAGCTGTTCTTCCAGCTTTTTGATGCGGTCCTCGGCTGCGATGCGCTTGTCGTCGTTCACGGCGTAGGCGTGGGCCAACTCCGAGATGCGGTCATCGGCTTCTTTCAGCAACCAGGCTGTGCCATCGCGCTCAAGTGTCATCGTTGAGAGCGCGTCCTCTCGTTCCCTGAGGAGGTCATGCATCTCAGAAACGTGAGCCATGTCATCTTCACGCTCGCTCTCCATCTTGCTGAGTGCCTGACGCTGGATGTCTTGGTTCTCCCAGGCCACATCCCGCTCTTTCGTCACTCGTTCGAGTGCCTGACGGATGGTGGAGAGGGCTTCGTGAGCATCGGGCGCGTCCTCATCAGGCAACCAGAACTCGACAAGTTCTAGAGCAGCTTCGATGTCATCCATGCCCGTCACCTTCCTGTCACGACCGGTTCGTAGGAGCAGAAGCTGCACGGCGGCTGCGCCGGCGCGGAGTAGCCCCAGTGCGTGACAGCAGCGAGGAGCTCAACGGCGACGAGCAGCGCACAGCAGACGAGGAACACCTTGGTGTCACTCACTGGCTCTGCATCCTGCTCAGCTGGTGGCGCATCGCGTTGATGGCGTCGGTCCAGCCCTCGAGGTAGCCGACGCGCTTCGCCTGAGCCTCGACACCGTCGAGGTCGGAGCCGGTCAGCACCGCGGCGGCCTCGGTAGCGGTCATGCTCCGCACGAGCTCCTTGACCTTGCGGTCGACCATGCCGTCGATGTCCGAGGCGCCCTTGTTGCGAGCGCCGGGCATCTCCTCCCAGCCCGTGAAGGGGGCGGCGTCGCTGACGTAGCGCACAGGGTCACGCGTCGCCACCCGCTCCTCACGAGGGGGAACTGGGCGGCGCTCGATGCACCGACCTCTCTCGTTCAGCGGCGAGCCGCAGGCGCAGCGCTCTGGCTCAGGCCCGCACATCAGCCCAGCCTCCGGCCGATGAACCGGCCCAGGAGGTACGAGCCCAAGCCGACCCAGATGCCCAGGTCGAACGCGAACACACAGTGCATCATCGTCCCCTCCATCCCGCCGGCCCTTTGGGCGCGGTCGTGACGAACGGGACACCCGGGTGCGCCTCGGCCCAGTGGGTGTGCTGCTCCTCCTGGGCCTCGGACCGCGAGCGGAAGTAGCCCCTCCACTGGCAGAAGCTCAGCTTGCACGCGATGTAGAAGCTGGTCATCGGCCGTCCACCTGGTCGCAGAGCTCGAGCAGGCCCTTGGCGAACGCGCGCATCTCACTCGTGAAGAGAGAGCGGCCGCTCGAGAGCCCGGCCGCCTGGTAGAGGGCAGGCGCCGGGGAGACGAAGTCGATGACAACCGTGCCTCCGTAGACCCCCGGCCGGCCCTCGATGAGAAGCCCCGTCCGGCTACTCGCGATGAGCTTCTCGATGGGCCTGACGGGCTTGACAACAGGCTCCGGGCTCTTGCGGATGGTCTTCATGCTGGTCTCCTCTCGAGGTAGCGGCTCAGGTAGTCGACGACTCCCTTAGCCTTCGCGACGGTGATGCCTCTGCCGAGGTACGCGTGGTTGCAGTACCAGCACGTGAGCCCTCGGACGTAGAGGCGGCGCTGCTCCGGCGGCATGGCCTTCCAGCCGCGGACGTGCTCGTGGTCGATGACGAACCGCACCTTGCCGGTGCTTTTGTTCGGGGTCGGGACCTTCTTGCAGATGGGGCACACCGAGTTCTGTGAGTCGAGGAGCAGCAGCCAGTCCATGGCCGGCACCTCGTTCAGGGCGGCAGGCCCGTGGCCGAAGCCGTACTTCCCCAACGTCGTGGGGGTCGGCGCCTCGAAGTAGGTCGTCTCCATCGCCATCAGTGCGGGGCTGTAACGGGATTCAGAGTGAGACGGGCACCCACTAGTTCTTTCGCTCCGGCCTCGGGGCTGCCCGTCGCAGTTGGCTCTTCTCCCCCTCCGTAGGTTCCCCCAATGTAAGTGCATTCCCGTAACGGGAAACCCCTAGAACACGTGCAGGGCAGGGCAACCTGAATGGGGTTACAGGTACGCACTGAAGGTGATGAAGCCTCCCGTCCTTGTGGACATCGAGACCACCGGCGAGGCGCCCTTCGTGGGCGACCTCCTCCTACTCGGGGCATGCCGCTTGGGCGAGCCCGTGACGGTCTTCGAGTGCGAGCCCGACCGCAGCATGGACACGTGCTGGATGGGGCCGGGGCTGACGCTAGAGGACCTGCTGATGGACCCCGAGGTCCCCGTCATCTCGATGACGAAGTACGACGCGCGCTACCTGAATCTGCAGGGCTGGGAGGTCACCGGCCCCTACTACGACATCCAGGTGATGGCGTGGCTGCTGAACGAGAACCAGGCGCTGAACCTGGACTCCATCGTGCAGCGGTACCTCCGGCGCAAGATGGACAAGCGGCTCAAGCGCAGCAAGGGCGTCGTGTACTTCAAGTGCGACGACGGCCGGCTGGTCGACCTCCGAGTCATCCGGGACGACCCCGAGGCATGGGCCCAGTTCGTGGCCTACTGCCGGCGGGACGTCGAGGCCGAGGCTGCCGTCTTCCAGGTCCTCTGGGACAAGCTCGGCGACACCACGTGGCTCGACCACTTCCTCACCGAGTGCGTCCCGTTCACCGAGGTGCTGCTCGCGATGGAGTGCGCCGGCCTGCCGGTCAACCTCGAGGACTCCGAGCTCCTGCGGCTTGAGCTCGAGTACGAGGTGGAGGAGCTCGAGCCTGTGCTGCTAGCCGAGGGCGGGCTGCCGCCCAGCTTCAACCTCGGGTCGCGGCTGCAGATGGCGTCGTACCTGTACCACCCGGTCGGGTTCCTCGCGGAGTCGCTGGACCTGGGGGAGTGGGCGTGCGGCGCGCTGAGGAGCTGCCTCGACGGTGAGCACGAGGACTGCTGGACCGGGGACAACCTCTACCGGCCCTACGCAGACTCGTCGCACTACGACCCCCACGAGCTCCACGTCAAGGACCTCCTGCCCGTCGGGTTCTCTCTCGACAAGCTCGGCCGCACCCAGGCTCACGGGACGTGGACGTTCCCCGGGCGGGGGCTGACCCCGACCGTGCTCGCACCCAAATGCGACAAGCGGGAGTGCGACCACAAGGGCGGGGCTCACGAGTGGTCCGTCGCCAGCCCCGCACTGAAGGCGAACCTGCAGGCGGCCCAGGACCCGTGGGTGCAGCAGCTCTTCACGTACCGCATGAACATGAAGGCGCTCACCACCTACCTCAGGAAGTACCCGGAGCTGGCGCACCCGACCTGCTCCTGTCCGGCAGACGGACGAGGAGACAGCGAGGCGGTTGACGCCGACGACCCGGACAGCCCTACCCGGGACTGTCCGGTCCACGGGCACAACGCGACGACGCCCCGGCTCTACGGTCGCTTCAACCAGACGGGCACGAAGACGGGGCGGCTCAGCTCGAGCGAGCCGAACCTGCAGAACCAGCCGTCGCACGGCCCGCTCGGGGAGCGGATGCGCTCGCTGTTCCAGGGTCGCCTCATCGTGGGCGACTACTCGCAGCTCGAGCCCCGCCTCATGGCGCACTTCTCCGAGGACCCCGTCCTCATGGACGTGTTCATCAACGGCCGCGACCTCTACCGCGTGCTGGCCGCGCACGTCTTCGGTGTCACCTACGACGACGTCAACGATGAGCAGCGAGGCATCGCCAAGGTGCTGGTCCTGGCCATGGGCTACGGCGCCGGCGCCAAGAAGGTCGCGCAAATCCTGACCATCAACGGGTACCCGACGACCGAGGACCGGGCGGCGGAGTACCTGGTGTACCTGACCGAGCTGTTCCACCGGTTCTTCGCCTGGCGCGAGCACGTCATCCGCCGGGTGAAGGCGACCGGCTACGTCTCCACGCTGAGCGGCCGGCACCGCCGGCTCCGCGCGGCGTTCGCGGACCTCAAGAACTGGAAGAACGTCGGCTACGGCGAGCGGCAGGCGGTCAACGCCATCGTCCAGGGCAGCGCCGGCGACATCGTGTCGCGGGTCATGGTCCGCGGCCTCTGGCAGCACGAGCAGACGCTCCTCGCGCAGGTTCACGACGAGCTGGTGTGGGAGTGGACGGGGGTCGGCTACGACCCGTCGCCCCAACAGCTCGAGTACATCCAGGAGGTCGGCGAGACCGCGCACGGGTTCGACCTGCGGGTCCCGTTGCTGTTCGAGCCACACTTCGGGCACAGCTGGTACTCCGCCAAGGAGGGCATCGAGCTCCCCGAGGGCTGGGCCGAGGAGGACGAGGCCGTCAGCTTCGACGAGGCGGTCGCTTGATGCTGGTCGTTCGCGTCGAGCTCTGGCCGGGTGGCGACTCGAGCCGCGCTGAGAACCTCGGCGTGCTGCTCGTCGTGAACGAAGGGCACCAGGCCGGCGCCGAGCCGGACCTCTACGACTACAAGGTGGGGTTCCAGACCCGCGACGGCAAGCACCACCCGACGAAGCACGTCCGGCACTACCGCCGGGCCGGATGGGAGCGCCTGGTCGCGCGCTCGCTCGAGGCGGTGCGCCACCATGGCTGAACCCTCTACCAACGACGAGCTCGAGCGGCTCACCCAGGCCACCATGGAGCAGGTCAAGCGCGCGCTGTTCGAGCAGATTCGCATTGAGACGCCGCTGCTGTTCGGGCCGGTGCGGGAGTACACCGAGGAGGAGAAGGCCCGCTACGCGAAGGCCCACCGCAAGGAGCGCCGCCGCGAGTGGGTCCGCAACCACCTGCCCGTCATGCACCTCGGCCCCTGCAACCACGACGACTGCGACCGCTGGTAATGGCACGCGCAGCGGTCCGTGATGGAGTCCTCCGCGGCTGCCCCACGTGTGGCACCAAGGTCGATGACGTGGTGCTCCGGCTCCGCGACTTCCGATGGGTGAACGAGTCACTGCCCGGCCACATCGGTGGCATGGACATCGACTTCACGCTGACCCAGGCGAAGACCGACCGCGCGCTGATGCTCGAGCTCAAGCCCCCGGGGGTCCCGGTCTCGAGAGGTGCCCGTCTGACCTTCGCCCTGTTCGTCCGCCTGGGGGTCGACTGCTGGCCCGTGTGGGGTCCTGATGACAACGGCAACGTGCAGGTGGGGCGGTTCGACCGTGCCGGCCGAGTGCAGGGCGTCGAGGAGATGACCCTCGCGGACCTGTGCGAGTCCATCAGTGCGTGGTGGGCCGCCGGCGAGGTGGCCGCATGAGGCCCTGGGGCCGGCGTCGGTGCCTCGAGTGGATGGGGCAGCACCGCTGCGAGCGGCCCCGGCACCACGACGGCGAGCACTACGCCTCGTTCCGCGACGGGGCGGGGTATTTCGACCCTGCTGGCCGCATCCAGCAGACAAGCAGTGGATGGGTGAGTTGGGGTCACCCGTGGAGGCAGGGGTCGTGAGCGTCGGCGACCGCGCCGCCGAGCTCCTCGACAAGCACGGGTTCCTCGTGACCGCGCTCGGCAACGCGCGCGGCGCGCGCACGTACACGCTGAACCCCGGATGCAACCTCGACGAGGTCGAGCTCGGCCCCCGCGCTGCGAAGCGGCGGGACACCTACGCCAACATCGTCGACGACGGCCTCGTGGCTACCTGCGCCACGTTCGCCGACTACCTACAGCAGGTGGAGGGTATCGCATGAGCCCACTCATCAAGAACGCCGTCCTGGCGTTCGTCGCCGGCGTCGTGACGTCGTTCGCCGCGTTCATCGCGGTGACGCCGGACAACCCCGGAAAGGCCGCGCTCATCTCGGCCGGCGCCGCGGCGCTGTACGCGGGCGGGCGCGCGCTCGTCGGGTACCTCAAGGCCACGTACGGCTCCGCGCCGTTCGCGGTCGACACCGAAGCCGAAGGCTTCTAGCCCCGCGCATGCCCGACTGGCGCCGGGTCGTCGACCAGCTGCTGGAAACCCAGCTCCGGGACCGTCAGGCCCTGGCTGTGCTCCACGCTGAGGCGGACACCGACCTGCCGTACGACCTGTGGGTCGAGCTGCAGGCGGCCCGCCACGACCCGGCGCTCCGGGCGCTCATGGATTCCCAGGTGATGGAGGACTGATGGCGAAGCCAGGACCAGCGAAGGGCTCCGGGGGTCGACCCCGGACCGCCAAGCCGGCGGCCCGCGCCGGCGATGGCTACAAGCGCGTCACCGTCGGGGCCAAGGGCAAGGGCACGCAGGTGTACCAGCATCGGGCCAAGGCCGGCCTCGCCGGCACGAAGGGCTCGAAGAGCGGAAAGACCGGGGGCGTGGTCGACCACAAGAACCGCAACACCTCCGACAACCGCAAGTCGAACCTGCGTGTGGGCACCAAGGCAGCGAACAATCGGAACAGGGGGAAGTGATGCTTCTCGACATCCTGCTCGCCGCCACGTTCCTCGCCTGGGGCGCGTGCGGCTTCTGCGTGTGCATGTTCACGCATCGCCAGCGTGGCATCGAGACCGACAGCTGGGACCAGGTCCGCCGGCCGAGTCCGTTCGACCCGGTGGGCGCATGAGGCGCCCCGGGCTCCTACATTGGCTCTACCACCGCTTCGGCGGGAAGCTCGGCTCCCTACGCTGCTACCGCTGGAACCAGGAGGGCCGATGACCCTCCTCAACGAGTTCCGCTGTGACGGCTGCGAGAAGGTCGTGCCGTTCGAGGACGCGCACGGATGGCTCAGCGTGGCCACGATGCAAGCCCCGGCTGTCTCCACGCCCGTCGAGCTGCTCCACGCCCACGTCTGCTCGCTGGACTGCCTCGTCGAGTGGGCCGACCGGAAGGCATTCGAAGAGGAGGAACCAGTGCCGTTCGTCCGCATCCTGCCCGTCAACCCTCCTGGCCCCACCCCCTACCTATGAGGCTCTTCACGCGCGTCGTGCAGCCGCCCCGCGGCGGCCGGGGCAAGGTCCGCATCCTGAGCGGCAACGAGAAACGGTTCGTGACCACGGGACGCACCGGCCGGCTGATGCTCTCGCTCAACATGGGCGTGGGCGGTGACCCGCACTACGTCCTGCGGCTTCGCGCCGCGGACGGGGCGCTCAAGGAGTCACACGAGATACCTCTCGGGACCCAAGTGTGGTGGCAGCAGGCCATCCGCTTCAAGACCGGCGACCGCCTGACGCTGCAGCGGGTCACCGACGACCGCCTCAGCCGCACCATCGAGTGGTGGCTGGGGCAGGGATGGACGCAGCCGGGATGAACCTCCGACTGCTGCTCCCTCGGTGGCTCCGGTACAAGCTCGCCGGCGACTGGATTCAGCAGGCCGAGTTCTACGAGGAGCAGGCTCGAGACCCGGACGGGCAGCTCAGGTCCTACCACGGCTACCCTCTGAAGGACACGACCGCGGAGCGCGAGGCGATGCGCTGCTACCTCCGCGCCATCGTGTGGTGTCCCCTCGAGTACCCGCACAACCTGCCTCCGCCCGAGAATCTCAGCGCCCACCACGCGGACGAGCTGCTGTACGCTGACCGTGTGGTGAAGGCTGAGCTTCCCTGCGTCATTTGTGGGGAGCCGACGCGCGGAGTGTACTGCCCGAAGTGCCTCTGACCCTCGCGAGGTGCTCGAGCCCCGGCCCACCCATACAGGGCCGGGGCTCGAACTTTTAGTCAG